GACCAGGTCTCAAACTGTTCGTATCTTATATCAAGATTAGCCGAAGTACACGCTGTTAGTACCAGGTGTAAACGCTTCGCCGAGTCCTGTCACAATGATAACGTGGTAGTAGAGATTTGCTCCGAAGATGTTGTCAACAACACCATAACGGGTTAGCAAGCCAACGCGAGGTGCGAAGTCATTCGGACCAATTGTTCTCTGTACCATAACCGGGATGTATGGGCAGTAGATGATACCAGTGTCATAAAACTCTGGACCCTTATAACCAAGCAACGCATACTCAACACTAGTACTTGCAGCATTGGATAAATCATTACCCATTGTCTGACCTTCAGTACGAGTGTCTCTGTAAACGTTGAAACGACCACCAAGATTACCGATCTTAGCAACACCAACTGGTTGTGTATTAACGTTGCCTTGAACAGGTACCCACTGGAATTCAGGGAGCATTTCAAGGATAGCACATACACGTGGTGTAGCAACGACGAAGTTAGCAGCACCACGGCGATTTCTCACAGCGATTCTGTTTGCTTCAACGATCAGTCTTTGATAGAAGTCGCGGTTACGTTCTACTAACCAACGGCCATCAGCCGATTGTGGAGCCCAGATGGAGTATCCGTTACCGGATCCTGCATTAAGAGCAACTTGGATCATTCTCATAAGCATTTCACGGTCGATTTCAGCCTGAATTTCATACGACATAGCGTTTGTCAATTCAGTATCGATATCGATACCATTCATGTTCTTAAGATCTTGTTCAAGTTCAACCGACCAGCGAGCGCCTAAGCGTCTTGTACCAGCTTCAACAGCTGTCTTCTCGAAAGAAACTTCCATAGTAGGGATATTACCCGTAACTTCGAAGTTTCTAAGAAGTGCTGCTACACCATTATCTCCATCAGCGAAGGAGAAGTCAGAGTTACCAGAAAGGTAACTAGCAGATGTACCAGTGTAAGCTGTCTTAAGCTCTTGGTAACCAGCCTCGGTACCAGCAGCATCAGCTAAGACACCAACTTGACCTGCAGGAGTGTTACCAGCACCTGTCTTACCATCGATACCACTACCAAGTGTTTCACCACTGTAGCGATAACGAAGAGCAAATGCAAGGCCAACTGGACCAGCCATTGGTTGAACACCAACGATTTCATTTGTAATTAACTCGGGAAAAGTACGACGAATCATAGGAATCAAGATCTTTGGAAGACGATAGTCACCGGAAGCATAGCTGTCAGTACCAGGTGTGCCAGAAGCATCTGTACCTGCACCAATAGAAGTAGCATTACCAAGTGCACCATCACGACCAGCAACGTTACCGCTGCCAGCATAGTTAGGTCCAGCTTCATTCAAGCACCATGACTCTTGGTTTTCCAAAAGCATAGCAGTGTTCAAACGAGTGTGGCTGTCTTCAATAGCTGCAACGCTCTTAGAAGTGTAGTCCAATACTGGAGCCCACTTTTCAAGAAGTTGAGCAGCTCTCGATTCATCAATATAAGCCTGTGTAGGTCTAATTGTATTCATAATTGTATTTTTCCTTTATATTCGACCCCAAGGTTTTAAAAAACCAGGAAACTCAGGAATACCTAAACAATATAGGAAATTCTAGTACTTTGATAATTCTGATAGATAAGGCGATGATACTTTTTCTTCAACAATTTCTTGCTTAGATTCGTAAACAACTCTATCTACGTTTTCTCTAGTACTCAAAGCTTCTTCTTTCAATGTCTCGAGTCTGTCGCTTTCCTTTTTCTTGAAGAGCTTCAATGTATAATCAAAGTTTTCAGCAATGAACTCTGCGTCCTTACCTTTAAGTGCCTTGTTTATATATTGCTTTGTCTTCTTATCAAGACCTGCAGTCTTTTGTTCAAGCATTAAACCAGTTTTAACTGTATCTAATTCTTCTTTCAAAACTGCATTTTCTTCTGCAACAGACTCAAGCTTCTTTGAAGCTTCATTAATTTGATTATGACCGTCAATTACGGCTTCTTTAATGCTTTCTTTTTCTAAAGCACTATCAACTGCTAGATGGTTTCTTAAACCTTCTAAAATTTTCTTAGCTTTAGTGTTCTTTACTGCTTCTTGAACACTTTCAACTGGAATTTTTTCTTCCAAATAAACATCCAAGTAATCTGAAACACTTTCAATTAATTGTGATTGAAAATTTTCTGCTTCTTCATTTAAAGCACTTTCATATTTTTCAACAACTACTTTTAATTTTTCAGCTCTATCACTATCGATAGCTTCAACTACTCTTTTTAACTTATTAGAGTGGTCAGCATCGATCTTTTCTACTAACTCATTAAGCTTTTCTGTATAAAGTTCATCTTGATCGTTAAGAGCTTGTTCGACGTGGATTTCAACCTTGTCATTAACTTTTTGCTCGAAAACGTTTTCAATTTCAGATAACACTTCTTCATTAAGTGCTCCGTTAGTAGCTTCTGATAAAATTTGTTTGATGTCCATAATTAAAATATATTTATATTATTATTTAATATCTTCTGTTCAATTTTCTTATTAAT